TAAAGACAAAACTCTTTTTTGACATTGACAGGGGAATCAGGGACACGAAGGCAAACAACGGAGGCCGATACATTCGTGTGTACAGGTATCCTCTTAAGAACAAAAACGCAGTTGAGCAAGCACTAAAACTAGCAAGTCAACACACAGGAATTTTTGGTCAACTTCACTGGGCAAATGACAAATATGAAAATGTTTCTCGGTTGGCTTAAAAAACGTCAATTTAAAAAGGCAAACAAAGAATTGATTTGCGACTGTTGTGGACAAGTTACTAGCAATTTGTTCGATGGACTGTGCGAATGGTGTCATAAATTCTATAAGGCAAACAAATGAACGACATAATTGATAAATTATTTGTGCAAGTAGTGTCTGAAAACTGTAGCGAACCCCTGTATCGCTTTGCAAGACTGGTTGCGGCTCAGGAGCGTGAGGCGTGTGCGAGGTTGTGTGAGGAATTATCTCAACAATGGTATGACGAAGGTGGGTCAGCGTCAGATTGTGCAACGGCAATCAGAGCAAGGGGTGATGATGAGCTTTGATGACTTCTGGGCCAGATACCCCCGCAAAGTGGCTAAAAAGACCGCTATGCAATCTTTTGCTAGGTTGCCTGTGGATGAGCAGGAGTTGGCAGTTGATGCGCTAGAGACGCATATTGAGTATTGGAAACTAAAAGAGACAGCGACAGATTACATACCGCATCCATCAACTTGGCTTAATCAAGGGCGGTATTACGATGAGTTAGATATGCAGCCGAAGCAGCCTAAGAAACCTGCGCTGCCTTGGTATAGCACTGAGCAGCTCACAATGGACAAGGCGAGGGAGTTAGGAATGAATCCCCGTCCAGGCGAGGACATGGGTCAGTTCAGGGCTAGGATTGCTCAGAAAGTAGCGGAGGCGGCATGAAAGACCAACACGACGCAATTGATTACATTTACACAACAGCACCAGAATTTGGCAAGGCTAAGGGCCGAGTGGCAGAGCTGGAGGCATATAAGTCTAGTCTGAAATCAATTATGATGAAGAAGTCTGGCGAGCTGGCAATCGGAGCGCAGGAGCGAGAGGCTTATGCAAGCGAGGAATACCAGACATTGTGCAAAGCTATTGGTGAGGCCACAGACGCTGCTGAGACCCTGAAATGGCGGCTAGAAAGTGCAAAGATGCGGTTCGAGGCGTGGCGCACAGAACAGGCCAGCAACCGCAATATAGAAAGGATGACCAAATGAGCGTGAACGAAACACAGGTTGGCGGCACTCACTATAGCAAAAATGCGATACAGGTTTGGGATTTTATTGTTGGAAACAACATTGGATATTTGGAAGGCAACATTATCAAATACGTTACTAGGTACAAAAACAAAGGTGGGGTAGAAGATTTAAAGAAAGCGCAACATTATTTAAGTAAACTAATTGAAGTTAATTTAAAGGATTGACATGAAACTTACTTTTATTTCTGAGGTAGACGATAGCACTCAAGTTTGCGTGATGACTGAAGTGGAAGGTTTGTCAGCTATTTTTGAAGTGTTTAAAAACTTTCTTAAAGCAAACGGGTTTGATCCCGACCTATTTGACTTTAACCAAGAACAACTGGATTTTGACGATGAGTAGTTGGTTAATTATTGTGACAGGTCTTATCTACGGTTACATTGCTGTGGAGCAAGGTTTCAAGGGAAACCTGTCTATGCTTGTGATTTACGGTGGCTATGCTTTCAGCAATATTGGTTTGTATATGATGGCTGCCAAATGACTTTTTGCAAACAGGCAAGGCGTGAACAATAAAAAGCATTACGACAAAATAGCCCAACTTGGGTGCTCCTTGTGCAGACATTTGGGCTACGGCGAGACACCTTGCGAGATACACCACATCCGCCATGCAGGAAAGCGTGATCTTGCACCAGTAATTGGTTTATGTCCTGAGCACCATAGAGGTAACACGGGCGTTCATGGGATGGGTCGCAAGGCATTCGCCAAGCATTATGGATTGACTGAAGAAGATTTGTTAGAACAAACAGAGGCTTTATGTTAAACCCTTACGAAATCACAGAACCGACTTGTATTAGTTTTAGTGGCGGCAGAACATCTGCTTATATGCTTTACAAGGTATTAGAGACGCATGGTGGGCAATTGCCTGACCAAGCAATAGTATGTTTTGCCAACACAGGCAAAGAAGAAGAAGCAACGCTTAAGTTTGTAAATGATTGCTCTGTGAACTGGGGAGTCAAAATACATTGGATTGAGTACCAAGACCATGAATTACCGGAAAACAGGTACAAAGAAGTTACTTACGAAACAGCAGCTCGTAACGGTGAGCCATTTGAGGCAATTATCCGCAAGCGTCAGTATTTGCCAAACCCAGTAACAAGATTTTGTACAAGCGAGTTAAAAATACGCACAATGGCGTGTTTTTTAAAACACTCTGGTTTATTTGACGATTGCACCAAATCTGAACTTGAGAACGCATCGTGGATAGGGTTAAGGTTTGACGAAGGACGCAGAGCAGCAAAAATAGCTGATAAACGGAGAATTCCATTGTTTACAGCTAAAGTAAGTGTTCAAGACATTGGTGAATTTTGGGAAAAACAACCATTTAATCTTGAATTGCCTACCTACAAAGGTAGAACTTTGGCAGGAAATTGCGATTTGTGTTTTTTAAAACCAGCTAATCAAGTTGCAACACTAATAGCAGAAAAGCCCGAAAGAGCAGCGTGGTGGGTTAAAATGGAGGCATTGGCATTGGCATCCAAGCCAAGCGGTGCGACTTTTCGCAAAGACCGTCCAAATTATGAAAACATGGTCAAATTTGCAGCAGATCAAAAAACAATATTTGACCCAGATGAAGAAGGCATTGCTTGTTTCTGCGGGGACTAAAGTTCTAACGGGTCAAAGCCAAGTTCAAGGGCTATCCTTTTAGCGTGGTTTCTAAACACTTCATCGTGTTTATTCCAACCCTTAGTTTTGCCTCGCTTCATGTGGATCATTTCATGCGCCATCGTTTTAATTACGGTATCGAGATGGGCATTTTTAGCTTTGGAAATAGTTAAGATGTGCTTCTCTTGCAAGTCATCAAAGACATATGTACCCATTGCATCCAGTTCGTTCGTGACTTGAAACAAGATTTCTTCTGTTGGCGGCATCTTCCAAGCGTCAAAGGGCTTGAGTTTAAGCAGCATCAAATAAATTGCTTGCAGCTTGCCAGATGTGAGTTTCATGGTTACACCTTTATGATTTTGCCTCGGAACACAATTTCATCTTCACCGAAAACTTGTACAAGCTCTGGCATCAGCAACTGGCCTCGATCAAAGGTAAGGACTGCAAAACCTGATCTCCAGTCTTTTGGATTATCTTCAGTGTAGTCAGCAAACTGCATATTGTTTGGCTCGGCTAGTGTGCCTGTCTGTACGCCCCAAATCGTTCCGGTGTAATTGGTGATGGGCTGGACTGCAAGAACGTGTGTGTGACCTGTGATGATGTTTACGCCACTGTTTAGAGCATTGGAATACCCTGCGCTGCGTCCACCTTTGTAACGATGCTTGATGACGGTATCTTCATTGACCCAGTATGACCAACAAGGTTGCCAGCGTGGAAAATGCTCTTTAAGGGTAAACCCTTTAACACCTTCAAATTGTGAAGCGTTGTTGGCAAGGATGTTCTCAAACCGTGCATCGTGATTGCCCATCGTCCAGATTAAAGGACACTTTGTGATGTCTTCAATCTCACCAAGATAGAATTGGCAAGCCTCAAGCTCTTGCTTGACGGTAGGTTTGGAGTCAAAACCAATTCTGGGATAACGTGAAATTGCGCCCCCGTCAAAGGCATCCCCGTTGTTGACAATGACTTTGGGTTTGAGTTCTTTAATGAAATGAAGCAACGCACGGAAAGCGGTGGTGGTGTCATCGGGCCAGAAGTGTGCGTCAGAAAATACGATTACTACGCCCTTGTCAATTTCAATTCCACGACGTATGTTGCCTGGTGTTTGGTGTATCTTCCTGACTATCTTGTTGCCTTGGGGATTGGTTGTTCTTAAATCAACTTTGTGTTTGGTTTCAATTGTCCTGCGTCTCTGGTATACATTGCGTATACTTAGTTTTAAACGCTCTGATACTTTGATTGGAGAACCTAGTTCATTCCAGATTTTAATAAATTCATCGTCGCTAATAAAATATGACATAGGTTGCCTTATGAGAGCGAAGCGGGTAGATGTAAACCAAAAAGAGATTGTTCAGGCGTTGCGACAACTGGGTGCGACAGTGACAGACTTGTCAGGAGTGGGTCAAGGTTGCCCTGATCTGTTAGTTGGATTTAAAAAACACACATATCTTATTGAAATCAAAAGAGATAATAAGGCAAAGTTTACGCAACAACAAGTTAAATGGCATAATGAC